TGGAGAAATCCACTCGTTCACGCGAAGCCCCAGACAAGTCTTTACTGAGACCCTGGACTTCAAATAGCTGCGCTAGGCAACCCCTATCCGTCCTTTTCTGCATTTGGTTAGTCATTTGCGATAAGGAACACATGCATGTTGAAGGGAAGATTCCTCAATTCCCCCTCTGTACAATAGGGTACAGTGTGCATGGATCCTAGCTATGGTGGTAAGACCACCCTGGTCGACACATTCTGCAGAACGTTGGGCTCCGCTACATCTCGCAAATATTTGTAGTTTACCCCATTTAGAAAGGAACCAGCCTGTCAAGCCTTTCAGTCCTGTAGCTCTTGTTAGATCGGACCACTAGACGAATATCATTCATATCTTATGAACAATAAAAGTACCAATGGTAAAATCACCAGTAACCTTCGTTGGATCCGTAAGCGTGAGCTTCGGTTCTTTATGATGGTTCCTGTGTGGCTAATGGGACTTCGGGCTTATTGGAAGACTTGTTTCCTTCCGATACATGACAAGATTCTAAAACTTTGGCAGGTGAACGGTAGCCTCTGGCTTACCCAGTACCTTGCCTTGGTTTCTCGAATCATTGTGTTATGGATCGGTGGGGAGGCTTACAAAGAGACAACCTCGTCAGTACGAGTTGGCTTAAGCCGGCAAGGTCTGCCCTTATTGTTGCCTGGAGCGCTTCGGAAGATCTTCCTCCTCTTACGAGGTGAAGATCATGCCTTTGCACTCAAGGTAATTCGGGTGACCCTGTCTATGCTTTCGGTTTACCGTGTTATCGGCTGCGTCCCTACTCCAAAATTATCCACCATTACTGATGGGTTTTCCGGAATGAACGCCACACTTGCCTTTTGGGAAGTGAGTCAGGCTGTTAACATGGTTGCCAAGAGTCTTGTTATTTCACAAGCCACTTGGAAGTACCTTTCGGAGTCGGCAGGTCCAAACTTCAAGAAGTCTACCTCGTCTGCTGGGTTAGATGCTCTGGCGTTCCTTTACCACCCACTTGTGTGGTGGCATTGGTTATCCATTGCATTTATCCAACGTGCCTGGGTCTTATTGATGTGGAACCTTTTCACCATTTTGGTGAGCCTTCCTGTAGTACCTCTGTTAATCGTGGTCGGGAAGATGCCTAAGAAACTTGGAAAACTCGTTACATTGTTTGAAGCCCGTGGGAAAGTCCGGATTGTCGCGGTAACTGATTGGTGGAC